GCAGAGCATCCCGAATTTCTTCGGAACCCTCTGGAATGGGATTTCGACGTTCTTCACCTCCACACTTCCGACGTGGGTGTCAAACGTCTGGAATGGCCACATCGTCCCGTTCTTTACGCAGAGCATCCCGAATTTCTTCGGAACCCTCTGGAATGGGATTTCGACGTTCTTCACCTCCACACTTCCGACGTGGGCGTCGAACGTCTGGAATAACAACATCACTCCGTTCTTTACGAAAACGATCCCCGGATTCTTCTCCAGCCTATGGGGTTCGGTAAATACGTTTTTTACAAATACCCTCCCGGAGCTCGGAACCACCATTTGGAATAGCATCAAGGGATTCTTCACTAATACCCTGCCGAACTTCTTCAAAGACATATGGGGAACGATTACTCACAATTTCAGCGCAGGTTACAGCGCTGCGACAAGCGGATCCACTCAAAGCGCGCACAAGGCGGCCGGCGGCCTTATATCCCGGCCGACAGTGACGCTTCTCGGTGAAGAGGGAACGCCTGAAATGGTGATCCCACTGAGCAGCCGGAGGCATGATCGTGGTGTGCAGCTCTGGCGGCAGACCGGGAGCGCGCTCGGCCAGAGCATTGACGCCAAAGCCAACGGCGGTTTCGGTGGGGATGTCATTCAATTCCCGTCGAGTCCTTCGGAGGCTGATACTCCGAATCCGCATCCGCGTCCGGCGCCCGCTGCGGCCGGAGGCGCTGGCGGCGGTAAGCCCCAGGTCATCATTCAGTCCATCAAAATTGTTGTAGAAGGAGGAAATGGGGATGTGGTACAGCAAATTAAAGACCACAAGGATGAAATAGCGAACATTGTCAGCGATGCGATTGCCGAGGGGATTGAAAAGGATCACGACAACACGCCGCTGGAGGAAAGCGCATAATGGACATCTATTTGACTGAAATGAGCGGGGATCCGGCGACCGCAAGCGGGAGCCGGATCCGCTTACCGACACTTCCCGCGAAAATCTCAATGGACACGAGCGCGGGATTTCTGTCCTTCGATGTCATGGGACAAGGCGAAATGATTTTGCCGGGTGGAACCGACCTAATCTCCATATCATGGGATTCGGTGTTTTACGGAGCCGCCAGGAAAAATTATCCGTCTGCACTCATGCGGGAGTGGCAGGATCCCGAAACCCTCCGCGCCCTGTTTATCAAATGGAGAGCAAACCACCAGCGGCTTCAGATTAACGTCACAGAAACCGCCATTAATTACGATGTCTATATTTCTTCATTCCGTCCTGCCAATTCCGGCGCGTTTGGCGATATCAGCTACAGCATTGAGTTCAAGGAGGCGCTAAATCCTACGATTGGCGTCCTGTATCTCACGTCTGCCGGCACGATACCCAAGGATCTGGTTGCAAACGGAACCAGCTTTACCTGTGACACTCATACGACTGTGAAAATCGCTCCTGGCGGGAAATATACGGCGCTTGTCTACTGTTCGGCCGGCCGGCCGAACGTCGTCGCCGGCACAGGCGGCGTGGTGGATATCTCCCTCACAAAGCGGAACGGGAGCAGCTGGTATTATAGCTGCAACGCGAAAGGCGGCTTAGGGACATGCACGGGCGTGTATATCAACGGCAGCGCAAAGCCGGTTTTTCTGTGCCTGATTGATATTCACGGCTTCGGAGCAAAAAGCCAGGCGGCCGCTGTGTCAGCGAAAAAAACGTATACCATTACGACATCCGACACCCTGTGGAGCATCGCCGTAAAAATGTACCGCGACGGGAGCAAATGGACGTCGTTATATAGCGCAAATAAATCGACAATCGAGGCAGCGGCGAAGAAACACGGCCAAAGCAGCTCTCAGAACGGCAAATATGTCTATCCGGGAGAGAAGCTGATAGTCCCATGAGAAGGGAGGCGACGCATGGCCATGTTACCCGCTTCATTCACCCTGTGGTGCGATAAGGGAGGAAAACGGTATCAGATGCGGGGTGCCTGCTCAAAGTGCATCCTGGAAGAACAGGATGGGCAACTGGCGGAATCTCTTTCCATAGAGCTCGCGAATATGCGGGCGGCTGGCACATATATCGGCTCCGCCATCGACCCCGGCGACATCCTCCACCTATCCTGTGACGACGGTGATCGGAAAGGCGAACTGTTCCACGGCCCGATATGGACGCAGGAATACCGGCATGACTCGCAATCTCTGGCAATTACCTGCTATGATCCGCTGATCTACATGCAAAACAGCCAAGACGCTCTCTTCTTTCCAGCCGGCAAAACCACACAGAGCATTTTTCAGACGATTTGTTCCCGGTGGAAAATCCCTCTGCATTACACCTATACCAGCATTTCGCACGGAAAAAAAGCATGGATGGGGAATCAAATATCGGATATGTTTCTCGAACTGCTCAAAGAAACAAAGAAGAAAACCGGAAAAGCGTATCGAATGCGATATGAAAATAATGCGATCGATGTTGCCTATCGCGGCAATAATTCCATAATTTACAAACTGTGTTCAGGCGAAAATGCCACCGCCGCCTCTTTCGGCCGGTCAATGGAGAATGTCGTCACCCGGGTGTTGATTACCGGGAAAGAAGATAAAAATGGTAACGCTCCGGTGGAAGCCACGCTGGACGGCCAATACGGTTACCGATACGGGACACTCCAGAAAGTCCAGTCGCGTGACTCGAACACCACATTGGCGGCAGCCAAAGCCACAGCGACACAGCTGCTGTGGGATAACCGTCTTCCCAAACAGACGTTTATGGTGGATGCTGTCGATTGCCCGTTCCTGCGTAAGGGCGACCTGATCTACAACTACACCGGCGCGAATGGGGGACAGGTCAAGGTCGTGGTCGCTTCCGTGACACACGACCTGATTAAAAATACGATGTCTTTGGAGCTTGAAACATGAACGACGAGAAAAACGGAATCACCAGATTAGGCAGAGTGCTGGAGTCGAGGTCACATAAGGTGGCCGCGTTCCACAACCAAAATCACGATTTTTTAGGGACAATCGTTTCGGACGGCTTGAAG